TAGATGCAATGGCATCAGGAAATAACTTAGGTGCAGAAGAAGTTTTTAAAACTGCAATGTCAACAAAAATTGGAGACACTTTAGAAATTAAACGGTCAGAAGTTGCAAAGACATTTGTTCAACAAGCAAAAGATGAAGTTGCAGCTGCTGAAAAAGAAGTAGGTAATGACTAAAAAATTTGAAAGTATGTATTTATCCGTTGTTGAAAGGGATGAACATAAGAAATCTAAGACATATCAAAAGCTTTCTCCGAAGATGAAGAACGCAGTTGATCAAATTTTTGGAGTTATGGACTCTAAACCTTCGGATTTCCTAAATACTTTTGATAAAACTATTAAAAACGCATCGAAAAAGTTTAAAGTTCGGGAAAAAGAACTTATAGACTATTTTGAAAAAGAAATGTTATCGATATAGGAGTAGCTAATGGCATTCGCAACACAAACACTAGTAGATTCAGATTTTGAATTAATTACCAAGACCACAATTACTGGTACAAACGGAACGGCTACCAAAGTTGTTGACGTTTCAGAACTTGCTGGAGCCGCAACTGACCCCAGAGTTTCTATTGTTGCTATTAGTTGGACAGTTAGTTCCATACTAGAAATTGAGTGGGATGCTACATCAAATGTTACATGTATGTCATTAAACGCAAACGGCAGTTATAATGCTGGAAGTCAATCACTACCTAGTTTAGCAAACAATGCTGGTTCTGGGGTTACAGGAGACATTTTCTTTGAAAATGATGCAGCTTGTATCGGGACAGTTTGGTTGAAAATGAAAAAAGTATCAGGTTTTGATGGCATCATCATACCAGCATAAAGGATAGAAATATGAATACAGTTAGATTATTTTCAGAAGCAGTAGACCACGATGTAGAATATATTACCGAAGCAAAAGAAGACGGTGGTAAGACCTACAAAATTCGTGGTATCTTTATGCAGGCTGATATTAAAAATCGTAATGGTCGAGTATATCCTATGGAAGTACTTCAGAACGAAGTTATAAAATACAACAAGAATTTTATTAAAGAGAATCGTGCATATGGAGAACTAGGACATCCTGATGGCCCAACGGTCAATCTGGAACGTGTATCTCATATGATTACTTCTTTAGAACCTGATGGAAAGAATTTTATCGGTGAGGCAAAAATAATGTCAACCCCTATGGGTGAGATTGTAAAGAGTCTTATGGATGAAGGTGCAAAACTAGGTGTTTCTTCAAGAGGAATGGGTAGTTTGAATCAAAAGAATGGTGCGAACTATGTTCGTGACGATTTTTATCTTGCAACAGCAGCAGATATTGTTGCTGATCCTTCTGCTCCCAACGCATTTGTTGAGGGTATTATGGAGGGTAAAGAGTGGGTTTGGAAACATGGTCATCTCTTTGAAGCAGAGTTAGAAGACTTAAAACAAAAATTTGATGTGGTTCAAGCAAAAAGAAATCATGTTCAAGAAGCTTTGGAATTTGCTAAGTTCCTCAAAAATTTATAACTTATAAATATAAATACAGAAAAGGTAAGGAGACACCATATGTCCGAATTAGATAAAACAATTGAAGAGCTGGAAGCTGATGTACTTGCAGAACTAGAAGAGGCATCTAGACAGCCTACTGATGGTGCTGCTCCTTCTGCAAAAGCTGAAAAAATCGCTGTGAAAACGCCAGGCGGAGAAGTAGTGGATGGAGGGGCAGCAGTAGTTGACCCAACAGCCAAAGCTTCACCAACAGACGTTGCAGTTAAGAAAGCAAAAGAAGTTAAGAGTGATGCACAACAAAAAGGTTCAGGCAAATCAGATAAACCACAAAAACTCGCAGCTGGTCATGAACCAGAAGGTGAAGAGAGTATAATGGAAACGCCTAAAACCAAAATGGAATACATGACTGCCATGAAAGATATGATGGCTGGAATGGATAAGATGAATAAAGAAAAACTCATGGCAGCATATGAAAATATGAAAAATGCTATGACTTATGAAAAAGCAGAACCTACTGAGGAAGAAACTCAGAAGGCAGAAGCAGTTGAAGCAAGAATCAAAGATATCAACGTCAAAGAAGACGTACAAGCTTTGATGAACGCTGATGACAGTCTTTCTGAAGACTTCAAGGTTAAGGCAGCAACAATATTTGAAGCTGCTGTTAAATCAAAAGTACGTTCAGAAATTGAACGTATACATGAAGAAGTTAGTTCTGAGAAAGAAACCGAAATGGAAACTTTCAAAGAAGGACTTACAGAAAAAGTTGATACATATCTCAACTACGTTGTAGAAACATGGACTAAAGAGAACGAGTTGGCAATAGAACGCGGTTTGAAGGGTGAAATTGCAGAAGACTTTATCTCTGGACTGAAACAGTTGTTTGAAGATCATTATATTGACGTGCCTGATGAGAAATATGACGTTCTCGAAGCACAGTCTGAGAAAATTGCTGAACTGGAAGAAAAAGTTAATAGTGTTATGGAGCAGAATGTCTCCCTTACATCTGTTAAGTCTAATCTAGTTCGGGAACAGGTTATCTCTGAAGCTTGCGAAGAGTTGACCGATACCGAAATTGAAAAGTTCAAGTCTCTCACCGAAGATGTTGACTTTGTTGACGAAGAGTCCTTCAAAGCAAAACTCGACACCTTGAAGGAAAGTTATTTCCCGAAGACGATTGTTGAACAAACTTTTGATGATGAAGATGGTGGCACCGCACAGGACATTGATACGACTGGAGCTATGAACGCTTATATGTCGGCAATCAGTCGTAACAAAGAGCGTGCCCAATAATATTATAAACAGATGTAATTACAAAGGAGAAACAAATGTTTCAGACAGAACATCTACAAGAAAAGTGGCAGCCAGTCCTAGAACACCCCGATCTACCACGGATTGAGGATTCTTATAAGCGGGCAGTTACTACTCTCATCCTAGAGAACCAAGAAAAAGCTATGCGTGAGGATCGCGGTTTCCTTACAGAAACAGCGCCAGTCAACAGCATGGGTGGCGGACAGATGGATACATGGGATCCGATTTTGATCTCATTGGTTCGTCGTGCAATGCCTAACCTCATTGCTTATGACGTTTGTGGTGTGCAGCCAATGACAGGTCCAACTGGACTTATCTTTGCGATGCGTTCCTCGCTCGCCTCACAGGACGGTGCAGAAGCCCTTATGGACGAAGCATTTCCTGATACTTCCAATCAGAACGCTGCCGGTACAATCGGTGGTGGTGATGTTGGTTCTACAGAGACTAACCCTGCTGTTCTTAATGATGCCTCTGCGGGAACATATACTTCTGCAACAGGTATGACACGGACACAGGCTGAAGCACTTGGTGATAGCGGTACGAACGCTTTCGCTGAAATGGCATTCAGCATTGAAAAGTCTACGGTTACTGCCGTTTCTCGCGCACTCAAAGCTGAGTACACGATGGAACTTGCACAGGACTTGAAGGCAATTCATGGTCTTGACGCCGAGACAGAACTCAGCAACATTCTTTCGACAGAAATTCTTGCTGAAATTAACCGTGAAGTTGTTCGTTCGCTGTATGTTACAGCTGTTAAGGGTGCTCAGGTTAACACAACTACTGCTGGTGTATTCGACTTGGATACAGACTCCAATGGTCGTTGGTCGGTTGAGAAGTTCAAGGGTCTTATGTTCCAGATTGAACGTGACGCCAATGCGATTGGTCAACAGACTCGTCGCGGCAAAGGTAACATGCTGATTGTTTCGGCTGACGTTGCTTCTGCTCTTCAGATGGCTGGTGTTCTTGATTACACGCCTGCTCTGAATAACAACCTCGCGGTTGACGACACATCCTCCACATTCGCTGGTACGATGAATGGTCGTTTCAAGGTCTATGTTGATCCGTATTCTGCAAATGTTGCTGCTAGTCAGTATTATGTTTGTGGTTATAAGGGTACATCGCCTTATGATGCTGGTTTCTTCTACTGCCCATACGTTCCGCTTCAGATGGTTCGTGCGGTTGGTGAGAATTCCTTCCAGCCTAAGATTGGTTTCAAGACCCGTTATGGTCTTGCTGCTAACCCATTCGCTGCTGCGGGTGCGGTTGCTGCCGCTGACACGGTTAACACCGATGCGTCACTGGATGCTAATACAAACGCTTGGTATCGTCGCGTTAAAGTCGCTAACCTTATGTAAAATAGGGGAACTACTAAACTTGGGGGAGCATCTTGCTCCCCCTTTTTTTTGTTATAAATAGATACATGGCAACAGCATCATCCC